TCTTCCATAATACTTATCATTGATTCTATTTCTTTAATAACATATTTTAAAAATGTCCAGTCACTTACTTCTGTTATATAAGATACTCGTTGTGATGTTAAAATATCAGATTCATCGTTAATATATATTGTAATATAAGAATCTATATTTTCCGAATTATTTTTATGAATAAATTGTCTAGTTGAATAATAGTTATTTTTATTATAGATATCTGTATAAAATAATAAAATTGTTTCTGGCGTATAATTTTTTAAATATTTTTTTAGGCTTTCATATTTTATATAATTAAAATATTGAGGAGCCCCATTATTATATTTTTTACAGTCATCTATAGATTCAGAGAATATTAAAGCTAATATATTAAAATCATCATCATAAATTGTAACAATATTTTTATTTTTATGATTTTTATAAAAATTATCATAATAATTTTTTCCTAATAAATATGCTATTTCATCTGATGTAAAATTATTATAATTTGAATCATTTATATCAGATATATCAATGTTTTGATCTAAATAATCATAGCGATTATTTTCGTATAATTTTACTTTTTTGTTATTTTTCATAATATTTTTTATAGTATTTTTATTTTATAAATGATTTTATATAGAAGTTTAATAATTTTTACTAATTGTATTTATATAATATTTATTTAGAAATTATGTATAATATTTTTATCAAATATTGTAATAATAAAAATATTATGATTATAAATTAGAAGATGCTGATTGGAAATGGCATCAATTATAAAAAAATTATATTTTTATATAATATATATATAATAAATAATTATTTATAATGATTTTATATGTAACTTCTGATAAAAAATATATAAAAGTTAAAGAAGCCAATGATTATGAATTAAGCATTTTAAAAGATTCATTGAAAAAACGAATAAAAAATTGGTATTTCAATCCATTGGTAAAAGCAAATAAATGGGATGGATATGTAAATTTTTTTAAATATAATTCTGCTCCAATAGGTCTTTGGAATGAAATTTATAATATATGTCAGTCTTATTCTATAGATTTGAAAATAGAGGGGCTAAAAAATATATTTGATTTATCAATAGATTATAATGAATTTATCGAATGGGTAAATGATTTTTTTAAGGATAATGATATCAAACCTCGTGATTATCAAATCAAAACAGCATATGATATTTTAAAATATAAATACTGTACATCTTCTGTTACAACATCTGCTGGCAAAACATTAATAGCATTTATTGTTTTTGCATATATAAAAACACATTCATTAGGAAATAAATATTTGATAATAGTTCCTACAACAATATTAACAACGCAGATGATGGAAGAATTTATCAAATATAATAATGATAAAATGGATTTATCCTTTTCATTGATATATAGCAATTCAAAGATCATATCTAAAGACCCAAATGTTGTTATAGGGACATATCAGTCTATTGTAAAATTTGATAAAGAATTTTTGTCAAATTTTGATGTCATATATGTTGATGAATGCCACAAAGCAGGAGCAAGATCTATTAGAAATATAATAAAAAAATGTAGTTGCGTAAATTATAAATTTGGAATGTCTGGAACTATTATAAAAGATAATACAGCAGAATATTATACTATTTTATCTCTTTTAGGCCCCGTATTAAATCGTATATCACCAGATTTTTTATTCAAAGAAGGATTTGCTCCATTTGCAAAATTTAGAATTGTGATGCTAAATTATAATAGAAAGGATATCTCTGAAACACTATTTAATCTTAGAACAAATAAAAATTTGGAAAAAAGCAAGGCATTTTATTATGAAAAAGTAACTGTATTAAATAATAATGAGAGATTGAATTTCATATTAAAAATGATTGAAGAAACAGATAAAAATTCAATGGTTTTATTTTCTGATATAAAAAATAAATATGGATATAAAATATATGAATATCTAAAAAATAATACAGATAAAATATGCTATTATGTTGATGGGAACATAGAACAAGATCATAGATCATATTATCAAAGCGAAATGGAAACCGGAAATAACAAGGTCATTATAGCATCATTTTTAACATTTGCAACAGGAATATCTATTAAAAATATTCATTATATATTTTTTGCAGAATCATATAAATCAGAAATTCTTGTCAAGCAGTCAATAGGAAGAGGAATGAGACAATTAAAAGATAAATCTGATTTTTATATTATAGATTTTGTTGATAATTTATCATTTAATAATAATAAAAATTATTTGTATAAGCACGGAGTAGAACGATATAAAATATATAAACAATATTCATCAGATATTAAAATATTTAATGTAGATAGTCCATTTTCTCTTTCTTTTGATAAACTTTTATAAAAAATATATATATTAAAAAAATATATGCCTATTTTAGATAAAGTAACAAGAGACTTTTTGACATATAATAGTAATGTTGGACAACCAGATATGTTTATGGAAGCACAAGATCCTACATATATGTCATTTAGATTGGATTTTTTTCCCGATAATGGATGGAGCTTGCAGCCAGATGTAATATCCGCAGGAGGATTATTTAGACCATTTAATTCTAATAAAAATGATATGAATTTATATTTAGATAGTGCTATAGATTATCTTTATAACATAGGATCCCCTAAAAGATGTGCATATTTGCAAGCATTTGCAAGCACATTATATAAATTACAAACAAAGACGCCGTGGTTTTTTCAATCAATATCTGGACTTGGAGATTTATATAAAATAGATAAGGCAAATTCATATAGAGCAAAAGAAAAAAATATAACAATAGACTGCTTAGAATCTATTGATATGAGAATGTCTTTTTTGGCTGATTTATATAGAAATATGGCATATGATATGGAAACTATGAAAGAAATACTACCTGTTAATTTAAGAACTTTTAATATGAATGTGTATGTACTAGAATTTAGAAGATTTAATACAACCTTCGGAAAATTAGCGAGCTTATTAAAATATAATGTTCCTATAAAAAATAAAAAAGACCCAATGACTCGTGGTAAGGATTATTGGAATGAAGGACATAAATTCTTGGATTCTACTGTTAGTATGGGTTCATTAGATACATACGTAACTGCTGGAAATCAATTTATAAATACATTTGGTGGTGTTGGAGGAATGCTATTAAATGATAAAGATATAAATGTCAAAGAACTTGAATATGAGTTTGAAGCCGTTACGGTTCATGAATTTGAATTGCATGATTGCGAATTTGATTTCTTTTCTACAGAACCAGATTGGATGACAACAATATCTAATTCAGATGTTTCTGCTCCTGCAACAGCAAAAATGATAATACATCCTAATCGTGTTCATAAGGTATCTCATTATCCATTTTTTAATTTTGTCATAGGAGAATATATAATGAAAACACTTTTTAATGAATATGATATAATGAATATGTATAATAATGATTTTATAAAATTAGATAAATTACCAGATTTGTATTTAGAAAGGCATCCAGTACAGGAAAGAAATGATATAACACATAGTGCCGATGGTATTTTTGCAGAAAAAAGACAATCTGTATATCCAGTTTCAGAAGGATATTCAGAAAAAACAGCTTCTGCACAGGCATATATTGAACAATTAGAAAAAAGCAAGGAATTAAATCGTAGTAATTTACAGCATTCAATTTTAAACATAGGCGTCGACGCAATAAATATAGGCATAGGCAAAATATTTGAAAATACAACGCCAGGAGCTGTAAAGCAAGTTACAAGAGAAGGACTAACATCATTTATACCAGATCAAATAAATAAAATTTTATAAATTATGTCCGAAAAAAGTTTTTTAAAAGAATTTTCTGATGATATATCCGGAGTTTATTTGGGAGAAATCGTTGATAATGAAGACCCATTAAAAAAAGGAAGATGCAAAATATATGTATATGGCGTTTTTGATGGTTCATGGGATTTGAATTCTGATAAAAAAGATATTCCAATAGATGATTTACCGTGGGCATATCCAAATACAATAAATGTATTTGGCGGTAATAATGGCGGCGGTAATATTTCTATTCCCAAAAAAGGTACTAAGGTAAAGGTAATTTTTAATAGAAATGATATTTATAGCCCAGAATATATTTGTATTCAGGAACTTAATAAATCATTATTAAAAGAAATTGAAGATAGCTACGAAAATGCGCATGTATTACTATATGATGAAGATGAAAATACTAAAATATTATATACACAAAAAAATGGTATAGATATATTTAGCAAAAATGCTAATATAAATATTGATAAAGATTCAAATATTTTTATAAAAAATAAAAATGATTTAAAAATAAAATTAAATGATGATACTATAATTATAGAAAATTCTAATTCTAAAATTGAAATAAATGGATCCGATATAACTATAAATACAACTAATAATATAAATATCAAATCATCTAAAATATTATTGAGCTCTGCAAATATTGAAATAGGTCAGGGACTATTATCTCCTGCTATAAATTCTTCAATGCTTTCTAATATATTGACAGCATTAGCATCATCAATCGATACATCAATAGCATCATTAGGAGGAGTTTCAACATTATCTGCTACTCTACCGTCTATATTAAAATCAAATGCTTCTAATTCAATAAAAATATCTTTTTAATTTTTATATATATTTTAAAAAATGATCGATAAAAAAATTTTAACATCTTCTGATTTTAATGAATTATTACCAAATACATCATTAGAAAATAATTTAAATCCTAAAATATATGTTGATGAAATAATAATAAAAAATAAAAATACCGCAATAATAACAATAATTCCAATAGATACAGATAAATATTATATAAATAAATTATCCAATGGAGATGATATCCTTTTAAAAAATGATAATATATCAAAATATTTTAAAATATCAAATATTTATTACAAAAATTATCAATTAAAAATAAATATAAAATTTGATGATCTAAAAGATATTATGTATTTTAATAATGAAAATAGTTATATTATTTTTAATTATGAAATTGAAAATGGGAATCAAAATCAAAAAAATAAAATATGAGAAAAAGTAAGTATTTAGTATTGAATAGCTTTTGTGGTTGCTCGTTGAATTACATTGAGCTACAAACTTCATAGGCTTGTGCGTTCCTGATGGAATGTCTTGTTTGGGCCTCCATTTGTGTACTGGGTATCACCATCCCAGATAATATTCTTAAACCCTCATTTAGAAGAAAATGATTATAAACCCATCTGGTACAACCAAAATGCTTTAATAATAGTTCTTCTTGTTTTTCGTTAGGATATAAACGAAATTTATATGTTTTATGAATTTGTTCCATAATATTATATATATATAAAAAAAATATTTTTTTTACTTTTCTTTTTTGTCTTCTATCTTCTTTTTTACATTGTTCCCATGATTCTATTGTTTTTGAATTTATATTATTCAAGTGAAACCCGGCGCAATCCATTATTTTTTTAAATTTTCAATAGATATAAATTAATGAATTTTTTTTTAAAAAAAATATATATATATTAAAAAATAATAATATGGCAAAAATAAGCATTGATTTATCTAAATATAAAGCATCTGGTGTTTATACTCTTGAATATGACAACACAGAAGTTCCACGTGTAAATCCGCAAGTTACTAGATTAGTCGTTGGGTTTTCTAAAAAAGGAATTCCTAATGCACCTGTTTATATAGAAGATATAAAAACTGCAAAAAAAGTATATGGTGATATTGATAGGGATTTAGAAAATAAGGGGTCGTTTTTTCATAGAAGTTTGTTCACATGTCTTGAGACTGCTCCTTGCTTTGCTTTGAATTTATTACCTATAAATAATGGGCAAGATGAAAATTATCCTGTTGATATGGTTCCTTATATGTCATTTTCATTAAGTGCATCAGAAGAAAATGGTAATAAGAAAAATGAATTATATAGTTCATTTTTTAATAAAGAAGGATTTTGGTTTCCTGATACTAATTATTTTAATGCTATTGTAAATGACGATATGTCTCCAAATAAAGGAAAAATATTTAATTTTGTTAATCTAGGTCAAACCGATACAACTATTATAATAACTAAATCTACAGATTTAATAGGATTTGATATAACAGCAAAAGAGTGGTTTGGGCAATCAGAAATTCCTGCATTTATAAAAGAATATGATTATATTTCAGATTATTTTGTTGATGTATATTTGATAAAAGGAGATTGGACAAATTTATATCAGCTTTCTCAGGATAGCGTTTTTGGTGAATATTTTGATTTGAAAGGATTAAAAAAAGATAAATTTGTAAACTTTATAAATAATGAATCTGTTACATTGATAGCTAAATTTCAGGGTTCCATAATACCAGATTTGATTGATAACAACAATATTAATTATTCTATAGATACAATTATAAATAATAATTATAAATCAACAGGTATTTTTTGTGAATTAAATAGAAGTGCATTAGATAGCTACGACCCTGATGATTATAATACATCTGGAAGAATAGATATGGTTGGACATACATTGATACAATATGAGGCAGAAAAAATTAATTTTTTATCATATAATATAAATATAAAAGAATCATTAGATTATGAAGAAAATATAGATCATTCAGAAATAAATAATAAAATAGTTTATGATTTTGGACTAACTTCTACAGATAATCTTCCACCAAAAGGCTATACTGCATCATTAAATTGTTATCATTTAAATGAAAATGATGGCGTATTTTATTATACATCTTATTATGGACTAGGAAATAATGGTAAATTTAATAATGTTTTGAATATAAATTTAAAATATTTTAATGATAGTGATATTTTTGAATTTGGGAAAATTGAAGCAAATAAATCTATATTAAAAAATGAAGATACAGGTAAATATTGTACAATAATAAGTAAAAATATAATTGTAAATAATAATAATGAAAAAATATTGCAATTAGGAATATCTCATCCAGATAAATATACAGAAGGAAATGATTTTTATCAAATTTTAAATACTGATTCAACATCTGGAAAAATTGTTATTGGCGCAACAACTACAACAATATCAGAAGGTGATTGGGTTTTTGCATCAAATACAAATAATATATATTATTTTAGAGTTGTAGGAGTAACTGGAAGTACTAATATAGAATTATCTGTTGATATAAGTACTCATGAATATTTTGGAGGTGAATATATAAATTATATTAATAATACATATAAATTATATTATGGATCAAAATTTGACGCAGTAGAACCATCAAATCCAATTTTAACAATATATATTGAACCTGATAAATTTGTTTATTATAGTTCAAATAATTATTATATTGCATATGAAAGTTCTAAATTATATAAAGATTTTAAGAACGGACTATTAACAGATGGGGATCTTTGCTATCTACAGTCTGAAAAATTAAATGTAATACATTCATTTGATAAAGATCAAGATGGAATAAATATATTAAAATTAAAATATCAAAATTTTGATAGTACTAAAGATTGGGGATTTGATAACATTTATGATAATACACAATCGGGATCAGCATTAAATCTTCTTAGAATATATTCATTAGTAGGTGATTATTCAAAATCTATAGAAATAAATGATATTAACTCTACTCATACAGAATTTTATGTAAAAGAAGCATATCAAAAAGATTTCAGTATAGGACAATATATATTATCTGATCCTATGATGAGAGGAGATATGTCAAGATGCATATTAACTAAAATTGTTTCAAAAAAGAAAATATATGATGGAACTACTCATAATGGCGATTATCTAATAAAGGTGAACCAAAGAGTTTATACATATACAAATAATAATAAGCAATATGTTATAAGATATAAAAATATTGACGATGCAGCTACATCATATAACCCATTTTTATTAAATGGATTTAAATTGACTAAATTTCATTTACCAGATGGAACTAATAAACAATTAGCAAAAATTTATGGAATGCTAGACCCAAATGTTTCTGGATTATTCAATGCATTGTCTGATCGTGATCTCATAGTGTTTAGATATATAGTAGATACATTTGATGGTGGATTGCAAGAAAATTCATTTCCTAAAAATTATTTGACAAAATTGGCAAAGAATAGATTAACATGTATGGCATTATTAAATGCTCCATCTATTAAATTATTTAAAGAATCCAAAGATCCAAGATTTACAGATGAACCAACATCAGCTAATCCAGTTCCAATATTAAATTGCAAATATATAGCCGATGGCGGTAATTTAGACTTGTCTCCTTCATTTAGGTTTTCATTACCTAGTGATGAAGATGGAGCTAAATTTCAAGGAATGTTTGCCCCGTTTTTGACAATTAAATATAATGGCAAAAATATAAATATTCCTCCAGCAGCAGATGTATCAAATAATTTTATTAGAAAATTTATGAATGGGCATCCATTTACAATTGTAGCTGGACCAAAAACTGGTGTTTTAATGAATCCTAATATTGTTGGATTAGAATATAATTTTAATGATTCTGATAGAGAATACTTAGAACCATTTGGAATAAATCCAATTGTATATAAAAATGGTATTGGATATATGATATATGGAAATCAGAGCGGATATCAAAGAGTTCTATCAGCATATAATAATCTTCATGTTAGAGATTTGTTAATAACATTAGAAGAAAATATCGAATCTATATTACATAATTATGTATTTCAATCAAATACAAGCTATTTAAGAATGCAAATACGAGCATTAGTTGAATCATATTTAGAAAATGTTGTTTCAGCTGGCGGTATTTATACATATCAAGTTATTATGAATGAAACAAATAATACCCCAGATATTATTGATCAGTCTTTTGCAATAATTGATATAGCTATTGAACCTGTAAGAGGTATGCAAAAAATTATAAATAGAATTCATATATATAAAACAGGAGAAATTAAAACAAAAGGATTTTTAATTTAAAAAAAAAATAAATATTATGGCAAAATTACCACATTATAAAAATTCAGAGGCTAGTATGGGAATGTACGAGCCTGTTTATACAAATTTATTTGATATTGCAGTTACCCCACCTTTTATAATACAAACTCTTGGCCAGGAGAGTTAATGATGGAACAAGTTATTAAAGTTGGAGGATTGGATATAGATAAAATACCAGGGGCAGAAATAACGCAAACATATAAAGGATGGACAAGATCTTATGCCGCATCTAAATTAGATACCACATATGTTGATATAACAATAGATTTTGAGGTAAATATAAATAAAAATAATTCAATATACGTATATTCAGCATTAAAGGAATGGTGTAATTTAATTTTCGATCCATATAGTGGAGAAATGCATATGAAAAGCGATTATGCTGGCGGACCAATGAAAATTATTTTGTATAATAGAGAAGGAGTTACAATTCGTGAATATACATTTCCAGTTGTATTTCCAACAACAAACATTCCTGCTATTGAGCTAGATTATACATCATCTGGAATATATACTATTTCAGGATTTACTTTTAGAGCTGATTACTATGAGTCGCAAACTGTAAAATGAAATCTTTTTTTAATATTTGATATAGAAATTCTATAGTATTATAAGAGATAGTTAATGAAGATACTAAGAGCGTATAAATACAGAATATATCCCAATAAAACACAGGAAGTTTCACTAAATAAAACTTTTGGATGTGTTCGTTTCTTCTGGAACTATCAGGTTGCTACATTCAGAACCTATGATAAAGATACTAATCCTAATGTCAACTTTAAAACAAGCAGTGAATTAAGAAAAGAATTTGAGTGGATGAAAGAAGTCAGTGCAGCGGCAATACAACAAAAAGAAATAGATTTTAAACAATTTCTAAAACAGTTTTTTAGCAAGAAAAGAAAAAATAAAATAGGATTTCCTGTTTTTAAAAAGAAAAAGGGTAGAAATTCTTTCAGATTACCTAATCAAAAGTTTAAAGTGATAGGCAACAAAATACAATTGGAAAAGATAGGAAAGATAAGAATGATTATTGACAGACAACTACCTGATGGCAAGTTAATGTCAGTAACCATCAGCAAAAATCCATCAGGACAATACTTTGCTTCTATTCTGATTGAAACAGAAGTAACACCTAAAACAAAAACTAATAAAGAAGTTGGAATTGATTTAGGAATTAAAACTTTTGCCACACAATCTGATGAAATAGAAATTGACAATCCTAAGTTTCTTCGCAAAAGCCAAGCGAAGTTACAAAGATTGCAACGACACCTTTCCAGAAAACAAAAAGGCAGCCACAGATACGAAAGATGTAGATTAAAAATAGCACGATTGCATACAAAAATAGTTAATCAACGAGATTGGTTTCTTCACAATTACACCACATTTTTAGTAAATAACTACGATAGGATATTTATTGAAGACTTAAATGTCAATGGTATGCTAAAAAACCATTGCTTGGCCAGTGCTATAAGCGATGTTAGTTGGAGTAAGTTTGTGTCAATCCTTGAATACAAGTGTAATTGGTATGAAAAAAAACTTATAAAAATAGATAGGTTTTTTGCAAGCAGCAAAACCTGTAAGTGTGGAGCAAAAAACGATGATTTGAAACTATCTGACAGAGAATGGACTTGTAAATCCTGTGGTGCTGTTAACCAAAGGGATTTACTTGCAGCACAGAATATTTTAGAATATGGTCGTAGGAGTTCAGGCGACCTAACGGACGCAGAGGCAGAGGTTACGAAGCCGTTGAAGCGTCTAAAATCTGAAATGTCATCATTTGGCATTAAGATTTAGAACTATTTAATTATAGTTCATATATAAGATCAAAGGTATTTGTATCTTTATTATATAGATATATTTTATCGTATTTTAGATTTTCTTTTTTTATAATTTTTATTAGATTTTTTAAAATGCTTTTTTTATATTTTGGTACAATATATAATATTCTAAAAAATTTTTTGTTTTTGTTATAAAACACAAACCATTTTTTTATTTCTTTATTTATTATATATTTATCATATTTGTCAATATCATTTATATCTTTATATCCAATCTCATTATAAATTTTTTTAACATCAATTTTTCCAAAATACTTGATATATGTATTTGACTTTTTTAATATTGAATAAGATGTGTCTGATATCCAAATTTCCATTATTCTATAAATGATTTTAAATATGTGTATATTGTTGCTAATGTTATAATATCTTTTATATCTTTTAAAATATTTAGATCACATAATTTTATTTTTTTGTTATTTATTTTATTACTATTAATTTTAAAGCAATAGATTATAATTTTTTCATTTGCATCCGCAAAATGGTCAATATAAAGTAAATCATTTATATCTTTTAGTTCTATGTTATAATCTGTATATAGCTTATTAGCTATGAATTTAGAAAGATTTTTTTCAGAGTAATCAAATTTCATTTGAACAGATTGCAATGTATTTGAATTTTTATACAATCCTATTTTTTTTACATTTTTATCATCATCTTCATCAACAATGATTATTGAAATATATAAGTTTAAATCCATATTTTTTTTATTTATATATCAAATTTTTATAATTTTTTTCATAATCTTTCATCCATTCTTCTGGAAATCCTAATTTCTCCCATATTAGATAATCTTCTCGAAGTTTTTCTAATGTGTCTTTAAAATGATTTACAAGATTTGTACCAGAATATCTATATAAGTCTGTATCTAATATTTTAAATATTTTATCTGTATTTTCTATTTTCCAAAATAGAAAATTTGCTGTTGATATACGTTCGTATGAATATAAAATGCGAAGTGGTTTCCATCCATTGACAATTATATCAGCATGATTGTCAAAGGATGGATACACATTTAATTTTACTTCGTCCATGTAATTATTTAGATGGAATTGGTCCTTGCGGAATAAATGCCCTGATAGCTTTGTTTATTAATTCGGCATCATCTAATGTAAATATTCCTTTACTTTGAGATACCCTAGCTGCTTCTATTAAAACTTGAAGAGCTTGTTGCTGCGTCAATTTTTCAGGTATTTCTACCGGTTCTGATTTTTTTTCATTATCATTTGCTGAAACTTCATTTTCTATCTTTTCATTATTTTCAGCATTTTCTAAATTTTGGGTTTCGTTGTTTTCCATATTTTTGTGATTTTTATATTATATAAAAAACTATAATTTTTTATAATTTATATTGATGTATCTCCTGTGATAGATTTGTATATAGTTAAAATTATTTTTCTTGCAGTTTCTTTTGAAACACCACCAGCGCCAATCATAACGGTTTCTAACAATGATAATATTTTCCAAATTATGTTTTTATATTGTTCTGGGGTCATTTTTTTTAATTTTTTATTTTAAATTTATGTTTATTTCTTTAATGACGCCGGCTATTGGAAATTGTGATACATAACTTTTTTCATCTTTCATAATATTTTTAAAAATTTTTATTTCTAATGGTTTTTCTTTAACGATGTCCTTGATTATAATCATAATTTCATTTTTTGATAAGCTTTCTATATTTGTATCACCAGTAAAAGATTTTATGACATTTTCGTCATTACATCCAATTAATAAATATAGAGATAATTCATTATCTAAATCACAAAGTTTTTTAGCGCATAAGATTACATTATTTTCTTCACTTTTTAAAAAAATAAATATTATTTCGTCTTTTTTAATATTTTTGTTATTAAACATTTTAATATCATTGTTATTAGTTATATTTTTATAAATCTCATTTTCTAATTTTTCAGGATCAGAAAATAATTCTTTTATTTTTTCTATATCATTTTCTGATGATAATAATATCTCTTCATTTAAAAAATTATCTGAAGAAAATTTAAAACTTTTTACATATTGCATATTTTTATTTTTTTTTATTATTATTTATTTCATTTAAATATTTTTGTACTTTGCTAATAGCATTTTGCGACATTTTTTTTGATAAATTTTTTTTAACATCTTTTATATCTGTAATTTTAGCTAATATTATGTATGATATGTATTTGCAAAAATTATCAAATATAATAAAACTAGTATATTGTTTATAGTT